ATTAAACAAATTGTTGAAACACAATTTACCCAAAAAGGTGCCAACAAAGTTGCTAAAGACACAGAACGAGTAGGTCGCGCTCAAACACGACTTGGACAAGCCTCTGCATCTGCAGGTCGTCAATTCTCTGCTCAAGCTTCTGGTTTAGGTGGTTTGGTTGCCGCTTACGCTGGTGCTGCTGCAACAATCTTTGCTATCACTGCTGCTTTCCAAGCGCTTAATCAAGCTGCTCGCGCTGAACAAACTATCACTGGTGTTAATGCTCTTGCAAACGCAATCGGTGAGAGTGGTCCAAAAATCATTAAAGGTTTGCAAGAAATCACAAAAGGACAGCTCTCAATTGTTCAGACAGCAGAGCTTGCTAACTTAGCACTATCATCAGGATTTAGTGCTGATCAAATTAATAACTTAGCTGAAATCTCACTAAAAGCTTCTCGCGCATTAGGACGAGATTTAACTGATTCATTTAACCGTTTGGTTCGTGGTGTTACAAAACTAGAACCAGAACTTTTGGATGAATTGGGTATTTTTACTCGTCTTGACCCAGCTGTGGAAGCTTATGCTAGGAAATTAGGTAAAACAGTAGGGTCATTATCTAACTTTGAACGCCGTCAAGCATTTGCTAATGCTGTTGCAGAAGAAGGTTCAGAAAAATTTAGAGATATTGATACGTCTGCTGAGACATCAGCTGAATCCTTAGAAAAACTTTCAGCAACACTTTCAGACATTGGTACTAACGTAGGTGGTTTTATTGCCCGTGCTCTCGCTCCTCTTGCTGAAGCACTGTCTAACCCCATAGCCGCTATTGGTGCTTTTGGTATTTTAGCTAAAACAGTTTTTGGTACAACATTCCGTGAAGTGGGAGCAGTTTTAGAGCGATTTGAACAAAGAATTGAAAGTATATCTGACTCTCTTGTTGACAAATTAGGAGGCGGCACAAGGGCGGCTGTCGCCGCAAATAAAGTTTTAGGAGCTTCTTTAACAGATTTAAACTTGAGAATCGCAAGAGTAACATCTGCAAATGATAGAGAATTTAAAAGTTTAATCGCAAAAGGTCGTGCGCAACAGCTTTCCTTTAATGAAACTAAAAGACTTAACTCAATAATAAAACAAGAAATTAACCTTTTAAAAGGCCAGCAAGCATCTCTAACTGCATCTGGTTTAGCAACAAAAACTAAACGAGCTCAAGTAGAAAGACTTAAAGCTAGGTTAGCTGAGTTGAATGGTGCTTTAGCTGCAACTCAGACTAGATTAGCTTCAACTGGAAAATTATCTTTAACTTTAGCTGGTATTTTTAGAAAAACTGCCTCAGCAGCTACTTTCTTAGGTAGGGGTGTATTAAGTATTTTTAACGCACTTACTCTTATAACCACAGTTGTTTCACTTTTTACAACTTTTGGAGCTATTTTTCTAGAAGCGTTTGGTTGGTTAGATCCTACGATAAAATTTGTAAGCAATTTAATCCGTCAATTAAGATTACTTCTTGGGTTACAAAAAGAAGCTATCGCACAATCAAAAGTTGCAGCAGAACTTGCGAAAGCACAAGAGGGAGGCATTCAAGGCTTAAGAACCCGAAGAGGAGGCAGAAACACCGTAGATATATCTGCAGACCAGTTACAGGAAGGTATTGCAGGAGCTATAGCAGAGGGAGCCACTGGATCAGCTGACGAGTTTGCTTTATCAGTCATAAAGAATTTACCAAACGCTTTAGCAAGACGAATTAAAGACCCATCATTAAAATCACAACTTGAAGAAATATTTAGAGAGACTTTTGGCGCAATTGAGGGTATTGGTCCAGCAGGGTTATCAGGTATTGATTTATTCAGACAAGAGACAGGAAGAACACTTAAAACTGTAACACAACAGCTTAAAGTAGTTGGTGACGCAAACAGTCTTGCTTTTAAGGGAGCTGAAGACTTACCGGGACTTTTTGGCAAAGTAGCAGCTTCATTTAAAGACACTACTCAAGGATCATTGGAGCAACAAAAACTAGCAGAAAAATTTAATGAATCTCAAATAAATCGTCTACAAGCCCAAGAAATATTAGTAAACTTACAAGAAGCATTAAACTCTGGAGCTGCAAACGCAGAACAGATTGAAAAAAGAAGAGCTGCTATTATTGCAAAGATTAAAAATTTAAATGATTCAGAGAATGAAGATGACAGAAGACAAGTTGCTAGTTTACAACTAACTCTCAATTTATTAGATCAAGAAGCTCAAGCCCAAATAGCTATACTAGGAGAAAGAGATAAGATTCTTAAAACATTTTCTCAGCAGATAAAAGCAAGTGAAAAGTTAAATGATTTATTCGTTCTTGAAGTAAAAAATGGTCAAGTATCTGCCAGACTAGCAAAAGACGCAAATGATAGAACACGTAATAAAAACGCACTGTTAATTGAAAGCTTTAATTTGGGTAAAGAACAGCTTGCACAAGAACGAGCAGGAGTAGAGCTATCAAAAATTGATAAACAACTCGCTATGTTAGCCAGAGATGCACAAAAAGCTTTACTTGGAGTATTTGTACAAACAGTTGAAGCGGCTAGGCAGTTAGCAGAACAGAATGAGAAAATTTCAAAACAACTTACTAGACAAACGCAAACTGCTAAAAATAAACTTGATGTAGTAAAAGCTGAAGCTGCTCTTGAAAAAACAAGGCAAGATGCTGTGTTAGCAAACAAAGAATTAGACAGAACAAAGCGATTACTTGACTTAGAAATTAAACTTAGAAAAGTGCGCACTGATGCAGCTAATGCACAAAGAAAAGCTTCTCAAGACCTAGAGAGAGACATGGCTGGTCAGACGTTTCAAACAGCCGAACAACAACGTGCAATGGAACTTCGTTTTGCAAAGGATGACTTAGCAGCTCTAGAGGAAGTTACAAAACAACTTAGATCTGATATAATTAAAAGACAACAAATAGAGCAAAAGAAGTTACAGAATGAAATAGATTCATTAATTGAGCAAAGAGGCTCAGGAGAGGGTTCTATAAGAGCTGTTTTTGATGCTAGAGAAAAGGCTGAGAAAGAGGCACTTGAAGGACAGAAACAGCTTAAACTTGATGAAATTGAATTATTAGCAGAACGTAAAAGAGGCATTCTTGAAGAGGGTATTCAATTTACAAAACATATCGATGGGATAGCTGAGGTGTTAGCTGCAGACATAGTTGCACGTAAAGAGCTACAAGAGGGAGAAGACTTTGTTAAGAAGACAATTGATCTCATTGGGGCAAATACTCCTCAAGGAAGAGAACTAGCACAAAGTCAAGATCCGGCAATGGCACGTAGAATAAGAGTTGATATGGAAAGAGGCCCTGCTGAGGCAGAGGCACAACGAGTTATTCAGGAGCTTACTGATCGTATCAAAGCAGTTGATTTTGAAAAACTCAAAGCATCGACTGAGGCAGCTTTTGGTGCAGAAGAAGTATTAGCTGATCTTCGTAGAAGTTTAGCAGAGACTAAAGAACTAGATAAAGCTAATGAGGCAATATTAGAGGCGCAAAACAAACTTGAAGAGTTGGGTCTTAAAACTGAGATAGAACTTGAAACTGTTAACAACGCTCTACAACAAGCAACAACTGAATATAGTAATTTAGCCACTGTTACAGCTGGTGCTAATGATCGTATGAAGGCAGCACTTAAAGGTTCACAAGAAATTATTGAGGGCGGCATCACTCAAGGATTCATGGACTTCAATCAAGCACTAATAGAGGGTAATTTAACCTTTAAAAATATCTCCCAAGGATTTAGAGATATGCTTGGTTCAATGCTTCGTGAAATTCAAGCTATGGTATTTCAGAAAACAATCGCAGCTCCCATAGCCTCTGGTATAGCAGGTTTGTTTAGTGCAGCTGGAGGTCCTGTTCATCTTGCAGGTGGAGGCTCTATGAAACGCGACCGTGTCGCTGCCATGTTAGAGCCTGGTGAGTTTGTAATTCGTAAAGAAGCAGCTAAAAAGCTTGGAATGAGCAAGCTGCAAGAGTTGAATGCTGGCATATCAGATGACCCTTTAGCTCGACTTATTGCAATGTTCGGTGGTTCAAAAGTTCAACAAAAATTAACAGGAGGATCTGCTTCTAACAATCCTGCTGATCGGGACCCTGGATCAGTAGGTGGTGGCGGAGGATTCAGCGGAGGCGAAGGCGGTGGCGGTGGCGGAGCCATGAGTGATTTAAATCCAAGAGATAGATTTAGTGTACAAATGGCGCTCCGTGGAACTCCTGTAGCAACTGAACAAAATACTTTTGATATGGTTGACGAGAGGAAAGGATTTGTAGGCGCTGCCAAGAGTGCTGTTAGTAAACGAGCACGCTCTTTAAACACTGGTAAGGGATTTTTTCAGGCTGCAAGTATTGCCGGGCTTAATTTCGCCTTTCCAATGGGCGCAATTTCAAAAGTTGCTGGCGTTGCATCATTGGCCACTGATATAGCTGATGAAATGGGTATTGAGGTCGGACCAGCTAAAACACCAAATGAAGATAGAGAAGGTAGAGCCACAGGAGGTTCTATCAGACGCATGGCAATGGGAGGCGCTGTTTCTCCACGTGATAGAGTTCCTGCTTTGTTAGAACCTGGAGAGTTTGTAATTCGTCGTCCAGCTGCAAAAGCGATTGGTGGAGCAGCTTTAAACCAAATGAATGCTACAGGTAGGCCACCGCAGATTTCAGTAAATTTAAACAATCAAGGAGCTCCAAAAGATGTTCAGGCTGCACCTCCTAAAATGAATGGTGATAAAATAATTCTTGATATTATCACTCGTGATCTTCGTAATAATGGAGCAATTAAGAAAACACTGAGAAGAGGTAAATAATGGCTACATACCCTGACAATGCAACAGCTCCAATCACAGCGTTTCCAGTAGTTTCTACTATTACATATAATTCAACTGGGGTTACTACAGTTTTTAATTTAAATGGCACCGCTAGTTTCCCTGGTGAGGTTGCTGCGTTTGTTGATGGCATTTTACAATCAACTACTAATTATTCAACATCAAATGGGGGTGCTACTGTCACTTTTGATGAGGCACCTAACGCCTCTAATTTAACTCTGCAAACTGTATCAATACCTTCAAAGCTAAGAGCATCTCGCTCAACTTTCACAGCTCGCGCACAAGAATATTCAAATGCATCAGCAGATGTAGTTGATGGTAATACATATTTAATTAATGCTAACACCGTTTCTTTTGCTATGCCAAGTGGGACAAATGTTGCATCATCTTCTGATTTTCAGGTATTTGTATCTGGTGTTTATCAACAAGATACTGGTTATATATTTCCTTCTTCTGTGTTGGGATCACAAGGAATTGATATAGCTGATAACGCAGCTGTTAAACTGTTACTTAATTTTGCTTCTAATTTAGATGATGAATCTGACTCAAACCATGACATAATTAAAGAAGGCGGAACAGCATCTTTCACAGCTGGAACACTACAGTTTGACGGTGTTGATGACTATCTACACATTCCAGGTCAAGCAAACACTGGAACTACTGATTTTAACACCTCTGAAACTTCTTTTACGCTTGATACTTGGTTTAAACCAGATACAGGTACAACTCTAGCTTCTAATCAAACTCTATTCTCATACTATGAAGATGCTCAAAATTATACAGTGTTAAGGCTTGTAGGATCTAATTCAAATGTAGCGTACTTAGTGAGTCATGAGGGAACTGTAACAGAAATCTATGGAGGAAACTCTAATGGAGGTTCTAATTATCATGTGGCAGTATCTTTTGATCAAAATGACAGTAATTTGAGACTTTATGTAAATAATGTAAAAGTAGCTAATTCGTTTTACCAAGGTTTTTTATCTCCTAACGCAAATGCAAATGTGGGCGCGTTTATCGGTACAAGCGAAATTTACAAAGGCACAATGGAGTTTATCAGACTTTCACACTCAACTCGCTATAGGTCAGAAGGATTGCAACCTATATCAGATCCAACTTCTCTATCTGTCCAAAGCGGCTCTCCTCTAGGATCAGTTGATAAAAATGATACTCTGTCAATTAGAGTCTTTAGTACACCACAAGTTACTAATGATCGTTTTACGTCAATGATTGATCGTAAGCCTGATAATGGTATAGAATCACAGAGGCAGTTTGATGTTACTACTTTTGCCTCTCAAGCTGGATACGAAAAGCGTCGCTTAAAATCCCGCCGTTCTAAGCGTAACTATTCTCTAACATATACTGCAATCACTGGAGTTGAAAAAACTGCTATAGAAAATTTCTATAACGCTCGAAGTGGAGATTTTGAATCGTTCACTTTTGACTTGTCTCATATTAATGAAACTGGTACAATTACTACAAGATTTGCAGGTCCCCTTGATGTAAGCCAGACTTATTCTACTGGCACCAGACTTATAGATAATTATTACACAGTGTCTTTTTCACTTCAAGAGGTATTTGATTAATGAGTGCACGCGCATATGATGTAGTCCTTACTGTTAATGATGCATCAGGCTTTCAAACTACTAATTCACTTATCGGTGTTACTACAGAAACTACTGGTGTAATAGCCAATGTTAACACAACTTCAAATCAGCTAAAGGTAAAACTCAACAATCTGAAACAAGAGTTTTCCTCGTCAGAAACAGTTCAGTCTAATACTATCACTGCTTCTGGAGGAGACGGTCTTTTAACCACAGCTGATACATTTTTAAGTAATGTTTATTCAGGTAATGTAACTACTGCTACTGCCACAGTATCTTCTATCTCTCCTAGTGTTTTTAAAGCTGAAAAAAATGCCTTTGAACAAAACCCAATTGTAAAACTATTTACAATCTATTACCCTGGTGAGTGGTATCCACCAAATGCAGCTGGTAACCCAACAGGTGAGGGAGAAGGTAGAGCTTATCCTAATGATTTTCCTCTTCGGTTTGCAGAGATCGTAGGTGATTTAACTTCAGATATTTTGTATAATGTTTCTTATGGTGGTACAACATACATCCCTTTTCCCATAAATTCCTCTACTATTTCTCAAGGTTCTGAGGGAACAATTGAAGAAATAACAATTGACGTATTTAATGTAGATAACATTATAACCCGAGTTGTTGAAGACCCGTTTTTAGCTGGTAATAATTCTTCTAATTCGGTCCAAGCAACAGTAAATGGGGAGCTAGTTCACGGAATTGACCCCCGTACTGTTCCAGGGACTGTTTCAAATCCTGACGGTCTCAATTTTGATCAATCGATTATTGATTCTGTTTATGGAACATCAAATGCATCTTTTACTAGATCTGAAACTCTTGCAGTTGGAGGCACTTGGGTAGAGCAGAAGTTAGATTCGAGAGATTTACTTGGAGGAGTAGTTGAGATTAAGACCACTTTTGCAAATTTTTTAGATTTTTGGCCTGAGTACTCAACCGTTCAATCTATTAATGCCAATGTAGTGGAGGTATATAATGCTTTACCTTATAGAGTAGGCGATAATGTAAAATCATCTACAGGTGATACAGAAGCTACTATTGAAGCTATTGCAGAAAATACATTTTTATTTTTATCTAATGAATTAAGCTCAAACACTAGTGTTGGTTCTCCTATTTATATTATTAATTCTGATGCTGATTCAGAATCTTATATTGAAGACACATTTAAAATTGACCAATTAGAAAAACTTAATGATTCTTTAGCAACTTTCAACTTAATTTCTTTTTTACAATACTTTAAATTAATTACTCCCAAACGTAAATTTTACAAAAACACCTGTCAATGGACTTACAAAGGAGCTGAGTGTCAATATCCAGGACCTGGTGGGGGCACTATCCCTGGCACCACACTTTCAGCGAATTCTAACCCTATAGCTGCTAATAATGAAATTGCTGCAGATGTGTCGGGTGATGTGTGTGGTAAATCTATTCAAGCTTGTACCCTTCGAAATAACCAAATACATTTTGGAGGTTTTCCTGCAACAGGAAGAACAATCCCACGTGTCTAAAACTTCATGCATACTTCCCTGGATTCATCAATATGGTGATCTGTCTGGTAAATATCTC